CAACAGGTCGTTTCTTTCGCATAAACTGTGGGTTAACTCACCAAAAGACCGCTTTCGGGCGGTCTTTTTCGAGATAACGGAAAGTGTGCAGATTTGTATGTTGCTGACATATTGCATAAATAGTAATATTGCAGAATGGTATTAAACATGACACACCAACACAATTCATCACCATACGAAAACCAGTTGTATGAGATTGGTATTTTGTTGGGTGAGCCCTTCAAACGAGCCAAAGATCATCATTTATTGGTATGTGTTCATTGCAATCACCAATGGACTGCTACTCCTATATCAAAATTACAAGCATTTAAAAAGTATGGTCATAACGGGTGTCCAAAATGCAATGAGCAACGAATTTTTAACGCTCAACGGTTATCTCGCCAACGAAACATACAATCGGTTCTCGAAAAGGGGTTGGAAATTCTATCAAATTGGGACGGTCGAAACGCTGTTGGTGCAAACTGCCGCCCATTGCTAGTACGAGTTCGCAATACAGTGTGTGGACATGAATTTACAAGTAACGCAGTTAATTTATTACGCACTTCTGTAAAATGCTCTGTATGTGGCATTGCAGAGCGTGCTAAAAAGTTAACTCAAACATCCCTTGACCGCAGCGAAGAATGGCAAAAGTCAGCACCAGAGTGGAAGTTATATAAGTCTGCCGTTAATAAACTAACCAAGCAACACTACAAGCAGCATAAATCTAAAATCAATCCTAATAACCTACCAACCGGACGTGCTGGTACAGAAGGTGCTTACCATATTGACCACATTGTCCCGATTAAGTATTGTTACATTAATCAAATTCCTATCGAACTATGTGCTCACCCGGATAACCTCCAAATGCTCGGTTGGCGTGAAAATGTCGGTTCAAGGGATAAGTTGAAGGCAACTGTGCCGAATGTGTTTATAAATTACATCAAAACACAGGAATAAGGGAGTTTTACTCCCTTTTCCTTTTTGTCTGTTTACTTTTTTCGAAATATCGCTATAATAGGGACCATAACAACTGCAAAGGTCCCCTAAATGTCTCCTGAATATGCTCAATATCTTGCAACTCTGTCCGCAGAGGAACTTGAATATGACCGCCGTGTTTCTGCATATGAAGCACAGGGAATGACCCGCAGCGATGCACAGGGTGTCGTTGAAGCAGAAATGATGATGGAGTAAGTGAAAATGAGTGTTAAAATTGTTGGAACTGAAGCTCGTGTACATTGGTTGTCTAACCAATCGCCAGATGGAAAACTGACGAAAGACCAAGCTGTACTGTACGAAGTTGGAAAATTTGGACAAGTTACACGTGATAGTGCAGAAGGATTGACGCCAGCTGAAGCATTCGAACGTCGCTATACGGATAAATCTCCCCTCAAAGAGGATCTTATTGCTCGTGAACTCTACGTAATCGACAAAACAAAAGGGTCAAATTTTGATTATGATGATGGGTTTCGGGCCTTCTGTCACGATTTGTATAAGAAGGGACGGATCCCGTTCTATGCATTACATCCGGGATATCAACTTCCTAACACGAACAATGAAGCACTTGTATCATATGATCAAGAAGCGCACTCTGGGGTGTTGCTTAACTGCCTCAAACAATATCTTGGTCTTGGAGTGTCTTTCGACACCAAAGATTCGATCAGTTGGAGATATAAGCAAGAAGAAGACATTGAGGATGTATTTGAACGACTGTCACAATATCGTTTGTGTTTGTACGCCGCATACACCAGCCGCGGAAAGACAAAAATTAGCATTGAAGTTGCTGTTCGTGTGTGCCAACAAGGGGGGCTTGTATTAGTTACTACCCCCATCACTGATACTAAACAATCTTTCAAAGAAAATATTGATAATTATCACTTTGGTGCAGACCGTAATTTACGAGTTGTGTATATGGATAGCACCGAATTCTCTAAACACGATGTTGCGACTCTTCGGCAACGTGCAAATAATGGAGAGTTAATTTTTATTGTACTCACCGTGCAGGATCTTCGATATGGAGATGCTGTTAATACAGATCTCGTTGTTGAACAAATCCGCGACAAATACTCTGCATTGAGTGGAGAAGTTAACCTTTGGATTCGTGATGAGCGCCACGCTCAATATGGAGGAGAAATAACAAGCCAACGGTTGGCTGATATGTGTGCAGAATACGAATTAGACCTTACAGCTACGCCATATAATGTGCTTGACAAATACAATTGGAACCAAATTGTAACCCGCACACTTTTATGGGGACTAAAACACCAACAACATACTAAGCTACCAACAATTCGTATTGATGCTATTAGTACACCTATTGCTAACATCAATCCTAAAATTGCTGCAGTCTATACTGAGGAAGAAGGGTTTGATGCTCGCAAATTGTTTGTTAGGAGTAACAGCAATTTTGTGCTAAGAGCAGAATTGTTGAACATTCGTGATAAGATGTATCACATCACTACTTCTAAGAAAAAGAATCCCTTAAGTATTGTTAACGACGAAGAACTTAGTGATATTGCTACCACTTGTGGTATTTGGGTGCTCCCTGAAGGTCAAGATGGTGATGGTGCAGCTGAATACATCCCAGAACTTGCAGTTGTGCTTAATGTTAATAGCGCAACTTATTTCACTGATAGTTACACAATAGAGAAAGAATGCCCTACAAACACTTCAATCGGTGACTACGTAGAGATGTTGATTGCAAAGCACGGCCGCGTTGTTATTTTAACTTGTGGTAAGTTTCTAACTGGTACAGACATTCCTGCCCTTGGACACATTGTTTTGTTTGCTAAAATGAACAATGTTGCTAATTTTGAACAATTACTCGGTCGTATGATTCGGGAGTATCCTGGTAAAAAAGAGGTTAAAATGTACTGCGTTGCCCCAGCAATGGAAGTTGGTGGGGTCGGATTCTTGCAAGGATTGGCAGCAAAACTAAGTTCCGAATTGGGTGGCGGTACTGAGTATGAAATGTTGGAATGTGTTCCCCTAACTGAATACACAATCACTGGACCAAAAACAATCTCTCCTGATGCAATTCTTGAACCTGTCTACGCTTTTCTGAAAAGTAATAGTCGCGATAAAATTCCACAAGCAGCGCTAGAGGATCGCCTTGCAGAAGTTGATTTATCTGTGTGGCAAGATGTTAATGTAAAGAATTTCAAAACAACGATCCCCAAGACGCAACTAACGGATGAAAATGGTGCTAAGGTTAAGAACAAACTCAGCACAAACCCCCAAACTGGTGAACCACGCACTAAAGCTGAACTGGTTACCCTCGCTTATATCGCTAATGCTATCCAAGCTGTGATGGTTGAAGCGAAGTGGGTTGCCTACTCGCTTGACGTGTACGACTATTCTGTGGTATTACGCAGTCAGCTGCTAGCTGTAATGTTCCCTACAGAGCTTGATGCCATTATCGAAACAATTGACGCTGATAATGTAATTCGAGAGATGGTTATTAAAAACCTGAATGATAAGCAGTTGGCTTACAAAGGGTTGCCGTTGCTGGATGTGTGTGATGATTTATTTGTTAATACGGAATACAAAAAGAAACTTGGCTTGGTGTACATTAGTGCAGAATTAGCGGATAAGTTGATCGCCAATATTTCTAAACATATATACTCCAAAGACGGCGCCGGAATGTCGTTCTTGGTAATAAATGCGCTCAATGGCATCCTTGCTGTGAAGCTCAAACAGCGCTTTCCCAAAGCTCGGATTGTGTGTGCAGAATATTTTGAGTATTTTAAAGACCACTTAACTCGACTGGGGTTTGAAGTTGTGTCTATTGACGTCACTGATAGTGATGTTAGAATTGGAACAAATGTGAAGTTTGATGTAATTATTGGAAATCCACCATACCAAGATGCTGCTAATACAGGGGAACAGCAAAAAACACTGCTACCCCATTGTGGGGTAAAATCCTGAATAAAGCATTCGAGCATACAGTCGATGGTGGCCACGTTGCCTTGGTCACTCCCGCAAGTTGGCTTCACCCCAACTTCAAGCAGCGTGATGTTATGTTTGGTAACAGAATTAAATACATTGATCTTACCTGCAAAAGCTATTTTCCGGGTGTTGGCAGTACATTCACAGCCTGGATAGTTGAAAAAACGCCTGCAAAACAAAACTCAACGTTCGTATTGAAAGACGGTACAGGAACAGTCCAGTTTACTCTGTCCCAAACAAAATTTTTGCCCGGTGTGGTTCCAGATAATTTCAATGTCGCGTATAGTATTGTGAATAAAACACTAGCCAGCAAGTTACCAAAACTAGCAACGTCTACCACTATGCAACACCATAGCGGTAATAAAAGCACACACTATCTAAGGATACCACACAGCAATTTATACATCCTGTTCTTCATACAAACACGACCACTTTGTATAGCAATGTGAAACCTGATGTATCGGGGGTTTGGAAAGTTGTGTTTACGCGCTCTGGCAGCATTCGACAAGCCCGGGTAGATTGCATTTCTGGAGTATCAGAATTAGCGCTTTATGTTCCGTGTGCTACCCAACGTGAAGCAGAAAACTTGTTAGCTGTGTTACAAAGCAAATTGTATCAATTTTTAATCTTTTGTTGCAGATTTAGTGCATCCATACCGAATGATGTGTCGCGCAATCTACCTCTCGTCGATCTCTCGCGGAGCTGGACTGATAATGACTTGTATATTAAATTTGGTTTAAGTGGATCGGAGATTCAACTTATCAACGATACGATTAAATGAGCAAGATATCTCGATCAAAAGAACGTGTCAAACAGACAGGGGAGGTTTTCACGCCTCTCCCTCTCGTTGATGAAATTCTCGGTAAGCTCGATGCGTCTGTTTGGGACCCAGCTAAAACTTTCATCGACAACAGCTGTGGTGATGGTAACTTCCTCGTCCGTGTCGTCGCGTGGAAAATCCACAAAGGGTCTACCGCTGAGCAAGCACTTCAAACGACGTACGGCGTTGAACTGATGCCTGATAACGCAGAGCACGCTCGCTCCCGTGTCCTTACAAACGCTTACGTCGCAGCGATCAACAAACGCTCGACTGATGATCTTTTACCGCCTCTCACGCCCGCGGATGAGGCGCGTTTTCAAAAGTCAAAAGCGTATAAAATGTTTGCAGATGAGTACTACGGCGTTGTTACAACAAACATCGTGTGCCACAATGCACTAACGTACGACTACGAATTTAAGCCGCAATAGCACGCTCGATGTCGTCTTGGGTAATACTTCTTGCCCCGGTGACATCGTTGCCAATCTTGCTCCAATCTACTGCGCGTAGTCTCTCCAACACGCTTTCGTCACCACGAATGTAGAAGAAACTATTGACGCCAGTCGTAGCGATATCGTCTCCAACGACAATCTGGCCTGCTCTTGCACCAATCCGTCTAAATGCGATGTTTGCTTGGTCTTTACTAACATAGTTCAAAGTCCTCGCCATCTTCTCGATTGGCTCACGCTTCTGCTCGCTACGGACCCACACTTGTGCTACTGTCGCAACATCAACTGGAACCTTCTCGCCACCCTCTGCTGGCCAGTAGAATGAGTTCTGTGGCAATACGTACTCATCAACAAGGTGAAAGTTCATATCCATTGCATTTTGGATCGTCGCGCGTCTAAATGAGCGTGGTACGATCATCGCAATATAGTCTGCAAACCCAGCCGCCTTGTTAAAAACTGGACCGCCAATGACGACCGCACTCCAAACGGTGGGTTCATTACCACCAGCGTCCCGGGCGCCCTCTGTCTCGTCGATGCTAAAAAGTCTGCTTGCTTGATCCACGATGCTTGTGGTGCCAAATCATACGCTTGCACACCTGGAAAATGTTTTGCAATCTCACCATTACCAGCCGCTGGCTCGATGATCGTCTTGACATCGCCATAAAATGGCTGCGATTTTACAAAGTTTGCGAAATTGTCAGCCGCTTTTGGGAGTGTGAACCATTGATCGTGCTCGATCGTTAAACCGCCCTTTCTGGACGCTTGTGAAGCCTCTTGCAAAACAACTGATAACCGCATAGCACACTCTCTAAACAGGTATTTAGTCACCCACTCACTTTGATCATTTCTGCGTTTTCTATATAGTCTCCCAAGCAATAATTCCATCAAAAACATAGTACCCCGTTGTCGACTTTTGCGTGTTTTTATGAAGATTTATTTTTCGGTCAACCCGTCGTTTTCGACATTGATCATCACTAAATAACTTCCTCGATCGAAATTTATCGATCGTCACGAATACAAACTCAAAGGAAAATCATATGGAAATAGGCAAACAGATGCTATCGGAATCAAAGTTCTACATGGGGTACAGTAGATGGGTTGATAGCGACAATCGTTACGAAACGTGGGAAGAATCGGTCAGTCGTGTAATGAATATGCACCGTGAAAAGTACGCAGATAAAATGTCTCCAGAACTGGAAACATTGATCTCTTACGCAGAGCAAGCATACAAAGATAAACTCGTCCTCGGCGCGCAGCGCGCATTGCAATTCGGTGGGGAACAACTATTCAAACACGAAGCACGGATGTATAACTGCTCGGTCTCTCACGCAGACCGTCCATCATTCTTCAACGAGACTATGTACCTTCTGCTATGCGGCTGTGGTGTTGGATTTTCTGTCCAACGTCACCATATTGCAAAGTTGCCACAGGTCGCTCGTCGCTCCCAAAAGAAGGTCAAGATTTTTCAAGTCCCAGACACGATTGAAGGATGGGCAGATTCGTTTGCAGTTCTCCTAAGCAGTTATTTCACAGAAGGTGCAACACATCCTGAGTATCGCGGTTGTCAAGTGCACTTCGACTTCTCGAAAGTTCGTCCAAAGGGTTCTTTGATATCAGGTGGCTTCAAGGCACCAGGACCAGATGGACTACGTGCTGCACTTGTAAAATGTGAAGACATGATCGAGACGCTTCTCAAAGACGCTCCTGTTACGAATATCACAAGCATCGTCGCTTATGACTTTGTTATGCATATGAGCGATGCAGTTCTTTCTGGTGGTGTTCGTCGGTCTGCCACGATCTGTGTATTTGATAAAGATGATGAAGTAATGCTAAAAGCAAAGACTGGTGACTGGTTTGTAGAAAACCCACAGCGCGGCCGTAGCAATAATTCTGCACTGCTTATTCGTGACGACCTAACACGTGATGAGTGGGCAAACATTATGAAGTCTGTTAAGGACTTTCGGTGAGCCAGGTTTCATCTTTGCTGATGACAAAGAATTTATGTTCAATCCGTGTGTAGAAATTGGAATGCTTCCAACTACGGTCGATGGTGTGTCTGGGTTCCAGTTCTGCAATTTGACTGAAATTAACGGTGGACAATGTGAAGATAAAGACGTATTCATTCGTGCATGCAAGGCAGGCGCCATTCTTGGAACCCTCCAGGCTGGATACACGAATTTCAAATACGTTTCCGATGCTACTCGTGAAATCACCGAACGTGAAGCGCTAATTGGCGTATCGATTACAGGTTGGATGAATAATCCTGACGTACTGTTTGATCAATCTAACATGGTTGATGGCGCTACCGTTGTTAAGAATATCAACAAACAAGTTGCAGCACTAATTGGTATCAACCAGGCTGCTCGTACGACGTGTGTTAAACCATCCGGAAACGCAAGTGTTGTATTGGGCACAGCATCTGGTATTCACGGCGAACACGCTCCAAAATACTTCCGTCATGTGCAAATGAATGCTGACGATGAAGTTGCTCAAATCATCTCCAAGGTTAATCCAATGATGGTTGAAAAGTCCGTCTGGTCTTCAAATGGTACAGACGTTGTCGTTGCTTTTCCTGTGATCACCAATTCTGGCTCCAAATACAAGAAGGATCTAATGGGTGTTGCTCAATTAGAATTCGTTAAATTGGCGCAGAATTTCTGGGTCGAGGCTGGCACAAACGTTGAACTATGTCGTCATCCAAAACTACGCCACAACGTAAGCAACACAATCTCGGTTGATAATTGGGACGAAGTGGAACAATATATTTTCGATAATCGTGCGAATTTTGCTGGTATTTCGCTGCTAAGTGCTGCTGGTGATCGTGCGTATGTACAAGCACCTTTTGCTGAGGTTGTCGATGCTAACCAGATCATGGAACTGTACGGCGAAGGGTCGCTATTTGCATCAGGTCTTGTTGTTGACGCACTTCACGCATTCAATGAAAACTTGTGGATTGCGTGCGATACGGCGATGGGATACGGCATGAAACTCGATGATGAAAATTCATCTGACATTCTTAAACGTGACTGGGTCCGTCGTGCACAGAAATTTGCAAAGAACTACTTCAACAACGATATGCAAAAGATGACATTCTGCTTGAAAGATTGTTACAATCTGCACAAGTGGAATAATATCGTTCGTTCAATTCAACCCATTGAATTTGCAAATGACTTGTCGCAAAAGGTGTACATCGAAGCAGACTCGATGGCAAGCGCAGGTTGTACTGGAAACCAGTGTGAAGTAACATTTTAATCAACTGGAATTCTATTAACGACCCAACCGACAGAGTTAATGCGGTTGGGTCGATTTGGACCGGATGTGTGAGGTGGAATGGGTAATCCAGTATTTGCCCATTTTCGAAATAAATCTGCATTTAGATTATTGTCCATGCAAAATTTTCGCAACCCGCCGAACACATGCGTTACTCCCACTGGGTCAGTGCATGTGTATTTCCACACTGCGTGTATATCGCTCTGTAGTTGTTTTGTTGACTCTTTGTGAGTTTTCCCGATCCAGTGCTTTCTCCCATACTTCTCTTTGCGTTGTTCGGGCGTGAGAGCATAATCGTTAATGCGTTTTGTTTCCCGTTGGCGTTTCATAATTTGCTCACGATCTGGCAAATATGACCAGTGATCCCCGCCAAATCCTCCTACACATACATTGTAGGTATCTTTTCGCGCTACAAAATCTTCGTTAACTACTTCTGCCTCTCGTGCGTACATAACATCACTTGTGTCGAATTGTTCGAGAATGCTCTTTGTAAAGTTGTGTTTTCCGTGAACTGCAAAAGCATTTTGCAATCTGGTTCCAGACCCCATGTACTTAATATCAAACTCTGGAGGTTGGGTTGACGATCTAACACCGATGTAAATTTGACCAGATTCGTTGTGTGTAATTTGATACATGTAGTAATACTTCATATAAACCTTTGTTATTAGTATGTATTTATGCATCCGGTGGGGTTTGCGAGGTGACGTTCTAACCTAATCAAGGGGCTTCGGCCCCTTTTCACTACGCTACATATATTAAACAACCAACCTCTATTATGATTATTAAACCACTCCACGATTTCATTACGATTGAACCTGACGTTCCAGAAACGGTGTCACAAGGTGGGATCGTCCTTATTCAAAAGAAGCCAGAACAAGGCGTTGAAACAGGTACAGTAAAAGAAGTCGGTCCAGGCGCTCACATCGATGGACGATTTGATGAAATGATTATCAAACCAGGCGACCGTGTGCTATTCAACAAAGGAACTGGCCAACTAGTTGATGTTGACAATCAAAAGGTACTATTTTTGAAACAACGCGATATCATGGGGATCTTGCGCTAATCTTTTCCAAGCGCTTCCCACTGATCGTCATCGACAAAATGTTGCTGACCATCATCCTCAATCGCTCTCCATTTAAGCTCCGGACACTCTGCGTGACGGAGCTTAACTTTTGCCGGTACAATGCAACCACAATTCTTGCAGATTTTGATTGCACTAAGTTGAGGGCACGCTTTGCAAATTTGATATCGTTCTTGTGCAATTTGCACAGTCGTAAACAT